TACATGTTAGCTATAGATGATTTAGACGGTCATTTTATAGGTGTTATAGGAATTGCATTTAACGATAAAGAACATAAATTATCCAAGGAAGAATGGATATTTATAAGACAGAAAATAGGAGCCATTGGTTCTCTTTTGACCGATTACTTATATACTAAAAAATGAAAGACATTCAAAAAATTAAAGAATTTTTCTCTAAACCTTTAGAAGAAGGCACTACAGAATATTTCAAACCCTCAATTCGTAAAGACAAATCCAACCCTAATTTCCTATATGTTGATATAGCTTACCCAGCAGGTTCAGATGTTTTATCTGTAGGTGGGTCTAAAACTATGGGTGGTCAAGACAGAGAAGAAGGCACTACTAAAGCATTAGCGATGGGTAATATGATTGCTAAAAAATTACAAGCAAAATACAATATTGAAGATATTGATGTGAGCGATTTAAAAAATGGCAAAGTAGAAGTATTCGCTGTATCAGATGATTTTATTAAAATGGCTTCTCCTTCATTAGACGAAGCTAAAAAAGAAACAGCTGTTGACATGAAGAAAAAGCAATTAGATGCTTTAGGTGTTAAATACGAAATGTCAAAAACTGATAAAGTAAGACCATTTAAAGTAATCTACCAGCCAATTAATAAATCAGATGAATTCTATGATAAATTTGAAGATATTGTTGATTTATTTAACTTAAAAGGTGTTGTAAAATCATCAATGAGTGAAGTAAAAGAAGAAGATAGCTACGAAGTAGTTTGGACTGATAGAGATTATAAAAAACACTCTAAAGTATTTAAAAATGATCCTAAAGGTGCTCCTGATAATGCTAAAAAGAAAGCAGAAGCATTTAAAAAATCATTAGAAGATAAAGATAAAAAAAGCAAAGAAGGTTTATATAGATCTATTGATTTAAATGAAGCTAAAGAAGATAAAGTAGATACTATCACAATGGATGTTCCTTTGTTTATTCGTATGTTAGAATATTCAAGAGAAGATGCTGCTGAAGATATGGATTTACATGATGTTACTGAAAAAGCAATTTCATTAGGTAAAGAAAGAGGTATCTTACAAATGGATGATTATGATGAGATTATAGGTACTACTAAAAAAGTTGATGAAGCAAACGTAACTTGGTCAACACTTCATAGAGATAATGCTAATGAAAAACTCTTAAAACAATCTAAATTATCATCAGCTGAATACCAAAAAGCTAAAAAATTACAAGGTTTTAAAGCAGATAATTACAAATGGAATACTGATGAAGACTTATATGTTAAAGTAGTTGATGAAGGTATGGGTGGTCAATTAGACGAACCATTTTTTATTGAAGTATCAGTTCGCGATGCTCGCAAAGCATTAGATTTATTCGATGATCAATACAGTAAATCAAACATTAAAATGTATGGTTCTAATGTATACGCAGCTACTACTCCTGAAGATATTTACGATTTATACTATGATTTATCTTCTCAAGACATTGAAATTTTAGATGCTAATATTGAAGATGAGGAACTTGATGAAGCAGAATTAACCGAAGCATATGTTCCCTCAAACATTAAAGAATTTGCTAAAAGAAAAGGCGTATCTTCTTTAGTAAATAAAGTAGCTGGTTGGGCAGAAAAAGTAGGTAAAGGTATTAGAGGTGGAACAGCTATTGGATACAATTATTCTACTCTTATTTTAGATATGACCTACCAAGGTTCAGAAATCCGTATTAATACAGATAATGATACAATTGAGTTATATGATGAACCTGTTAGAAGCTTTGGTGAATTCCAACGTGTATATTTAGATAATCAGGAAGAATCAGATAATGGTTTAGAAGAAAGAATTGCTGAAGCATTAAATAAAATTAACGAGGAACTTTGTCCTGCTGGTAAAGCATACATCAAAAGAAGACAAGCCGCTGGTGAAAAATCATCTGCATATCTTTCAGGCCGTGGAGTTAAAGTATGCAAAGGACAAATGTCTGGTAAAGCAAAAAAGAAAAAATAATGGATTCAAATCGCCTAAAAGAATTAGTATCCGAATCATTACGTGACTGGTTTAAAAAAGAGGACTGGGTGCGTATTGATACACAAGGTAACATTACTGGTCCTTGTGGTACTATGAAGAAAGGCGATGCTACCACAAGATGTTTGCCTCGTAAAAAAGCTCAATCATTATCTAAAGCAGAAAGAGCAAAAACCTCCAAGAAAAAAGCTGCTGCTTCTCGTAAAGGAAAACAATTTGTAAAAAACACAGAAAAGGCAGAGTACAAAAAAGGTACGTATCACAAAAAATAACATATTTATAACATATAATTATATAAAATGGAAAAATTTAACCTAAAAAAAGCTATATTAGAAAATAAAGCTACTTTCTTTTCTTCATTAAATGAGGGAGATTTAGTAAAAAATATTGGTAAAGGATTAGAATACGAAGCTACCGAAGAAATGATTCGTGATTATGCCCAACATTTAATGGATGAAGGATCTTATGATGTTGAGGAATTAGCACAATCATACTTAGATATACCCAGATCATTTCCTAGACAATTAGACTACACTTTCTTTAAAAATAACTATGATGATATCTTATCAGTAGCTATGACTGGGTTAGGTGAAGGTAAAAAAGAATATTATAAAGATGCCGAAGCTGATGATGCTGAACACATTGATGCTTTAGAAAAAGACATGGCAGATGATAAAAAATCAAGCAAAATGAAAACATCAGAATTAAAAGCTAAAATCAAAGAAATGGTTTTAGCAGAAATGGCTCTAGACGTAGATAACATGGAAGATGCTCCTGAATCTGAAGTTGATTTCCTATCAGAAGTAGATGCTATTTTAGCTGAAGCTGACGAAGAAGTAGCAGTAGATGATACTGAAGTAGCAGTTGGTGGTGAAGAAAATATTGATGTTGATACAACAACTGAAGTAGATCCTAATGTAAAAGCAGTACAAGATGCTTTAACACAAGCTCAAGCAGCTGCTCAAAAATTAGGCGATCCTAAATTAACAGATCAAATTGGTAACACAATTACATTCTTTACTCGTGCACACGTAGTTGATAAAGGTGCTGTAGCTGAAGCTGACGAAATGGAAGAAGGTAAAACAGAAGATTTAAATGAATCTATGTTCCCAATGTTAAAAAGAATTATAAAATAAAAGTATATGAACACACAAGAAATTTTCGAAAAAATTGAAGCTTTATACGAATCATTTAAAGCAGAACACGCTGGAAAATCAAAAGCTGCTCATGGTCGCGCTCGCAAAGCATTAGGTGAAATCAAGAAATTGGTTACCGAATACAGAAAAGCGTCAATCGATGAAGACAAAAAGTAATTTGACTGAAAAAAAGCTTACCAAAGCTGAATTAGAAGCAAGAGAAAAAGTAATGAAGGACTTGAAGAAAAACAAGTCCGCTCTTGTTAAACGCTACGGCAAAGATGCCGAAGCAGTTATGTATGGACGTGCAACAAATATAGCTAAAAAAATGGCAGAATCAGAAAATAAAAATCGCATTAAAGAGCTTGTTAGAAAATCTCTTATGCAGGAAGCCGATATCGAAGTTGGTGCTGACAAGTACGAAGAAGAAGAAAAATTAACACAAGCATCTTCAATGTTAGATGATTTAGAAACTAAATTGAGCCGTCACGATTGGTTCTACATGATGTCTGATGATTCAAACAAATATAGTCAAGGTTCAGCTAAAGAAAGAGAAATTCGTGATTTAATTTCTAAATTAGAATCTATGGGCTACGGAAAAGAAGCAAAAGATATGTACAATGAAAAAGAACCATATTCAAGATCTTTTAGTCGTGATTCTAAATTAAAAGAAGCCAAAGGTAAAGACATGGACAAAGATGGCGATATCGATTCAGACGATTACTTAGCTGCTCGCGATGCTGCTATTAAAAAAGCAAAAGGTGAAATGAAAGAAGATTTAGATTTAGGTCACGAAGATAACGAACCACATATGATTAAAGCCGAACTATATCGTATTGGAAAATATGCTATGGAATTATACCAAATGGTAGACGGATTTGAAGGTAAAGGTGAGGTTGATTTCCCGGGTTGGTGGCAGTCAAAAATTACCAAAGCACAAGAAATGATGGTTTCAGCTAAACATTACTTAGACTTTGAATTAAAAGAACCAGCTATTGATGCTATGGTGGGTGTTGCCTCTGATGAAGAAATACTTGATGATGAAGCTCCAATGATGGAATCAGCTTATGATTATGTAAAAACTCCTAAAGAATATGTTGCTTTACAATTGTCTGATTTTTTTAGAGTTCCTAAAGACAAATTAATGTCTTTTAATTTAGATGGTACTGATAATATTGATGCTTTAACAAAAGCTTTAAATTCAACCTCAAATCAAGGTACAGAAATGTATTTAAAAATGTCTATGAAATCTGCTCAAGAACATTTTGATTCATCAATGATGAATGAAGATGAAGTAACTAAAGTAGATAAATTAGCTGCTGCTATTCAAAAAGCTTTAAACAAAAATAAATCAGCTGAAGATCAAAACAATATCAAACAAGCTAGAAAAGCTATGAATGATGGTAATATAGAAGCTGCTAAAAAAATCTTAAACCCATATTTAGCAGAAAAATTAGCTAAACAGTTAAAGTCTAAATAATGACTAAAAGCGAATTAAGAGATAAAATCAAAGTCCTTGTACAACAAACGTACAAAGCCAAATCTATTGATTTAGATGCTGGTGGAGAAGTTACTCTTGATGCTGAAAAGTTTCCCGTACTATTAAAATTTCCAAAACTTAAAGAAGTTATCATTGATTTGTTAACTGATCAATATGAGGTTTTCATGACCAATATTGAGTGGGTTGCTCCTCGCCCTACAACTTTCAGAATTGTACTCGGTAATGGTGAAAACTTTTTGTTAATTTATACCGAAAGAAGCTGGATTGCTCAAGTTGAAGGCAAAAAGTATTATTTGTTAAACCTGGGTGAAGAAGAGCAAGCCGCCCAAGCAATATCAAGAATTTTAGCATATGGCCAAAAAACAGAAACCAGCACCGAAGCCAGCCCAGAAGCCGGCTCCGAAGAAACAGGGCAAGAAGAAGTAACACCTGAAGAAGAAACAGCAGCGTAATTATGAAAGTATTTGATAAACTTATCAAAGAAATTTTTTACAAATTTCCAAAAGGATATCTTGATGTAAATGATACTCAAGATGTTCTTTTTTTTCAATCGATATTAGAGTCGATGGGAGTTGAACTTTATGAAGCTATATTAATTAATGAAGCGGCTGAAGATATTAAAAATGAACTCATTGATGCCGGATATACTCCCGAAGATATTGTCATAAAAAGTAGTAAACAAATTCGTTTATTAACTAAAGGAGCTGAACGTAAATCTACAATGGATAAATTGTTAAAAGATTTAGAAGGTTCACGTTACGATATAAATTTTAAAGGTTCATCTTTAGGTGCTATTATAGCGGATGATGGTACGGCAATTATTGTTAAACCAAAAGAAAGACAAGGTGGTTTATCTGCTGGTTTAGATAACGAACAAATGCTTGTAGATAGTATAAACCAATACGCTCAAGATGGTCCAATCAACATCAGATTTAAAGGAACAAACAAATCTTTATCTTACAATGATGTTGTTTCAGCTAAATCTGTAGGTACAGATACAGCCGGTGGAAAAAAAGCAGACGTTCAATTATTAGATAAAAGCGGTAGTGTTATAGCAAATATTTCTCTTAAAAAAGCAAATGCTGAAATGTGGGAAAGTGCTGATAGACGTTATAAAAATTTAATGCTTAAATTATCTGAAAAACTTTTAGATAGTCCATTCCCAAATGTTGCTTTAAGAACAACAGATAAAAAAGATATCTATCGTTTATATAACCCTGAAACAGGAACAGATTTAGGAGGTCTTGTAATTACAGACTTACCAGACAATGAAAATGAATCTATTGTATTTGGTACTGATAATCCAAAAACAATAGTTATTAAACATACATTCCAACCTTCAGACTTTAGCTTTAATAAATCTATATTAACTATAGATTCAGGTACTATCTTTACTGATTTAAAAGATATTGAAGGAACAAAATACGAACCTATTTTAGTAATCAGACACGATGTGACTCGTACTGCAACTAATGGTTTACGTCCTATTGTATATAATGCTTCACATGCTTATAAAGACGGTAAACTTGCTGGCGGTAGACAAGAGTTAACGTATGCTGATGCTATTAAATAATATTTATAACCATGGATTTAAAAAAGCTAATTAAAGAAGCTCTTAACAACCGTAAACCCGATTGTGGCTGTGGTTGTGGAGATGGCTGTGGCAAAACTAAAGCACCTATATTAAACGAAAGTTTAGCACCACGTGAGATATTGTCTGAGGGTTTGAAATACCATATAGACAATAAAAAACCGCTTACTGAACATGTATACCGTGCTGGATCCGAAAATTATTTTAATCTATGGGCCGAAGCAAGAACATTATATACTCGCGGCATTTTAGACTTTTCAGGTGAAGATTTAGATATTTTAACCGAAACTAATTTAGGTCATTTTGGTATTTATGAAGGTCAAAAGGTTCCATTAGATTTTATAATGGAAGAAATTGAAGAAGAATTAGACGAAGCTAAAAAGAAACCTAAAAAAAAGAATCCACCAATTGGAAAACCAAAACGCGGTGGCTCTAAAAAATTCTACGTTTACGTAAGAAAACCTGGAGGCGGAATTAAAAAAGTATCATTTGGTGATACATCAGGTCTATCAGCCAAAATCAATAACCCAGAGGCACGTAGAGCATTTGCTAAAAGACACGATTGTGCTAACAAAAAAGACAGAACAAAAGCTTCATACTGGTCTTGTCGCTTACCTCGCTACGCAAAGTTGCTTGGTTTGAAATCTAACTTCTCAGGATTCTGGTAATGATAAAATTAATTAACATATTAAGTGAAGCGGATGTTGAAAAATGTCCTGCTCCTACTCAAAACATTGAATTAAACCTTAAAAATAGACAAAAGGCAATCAATGAATATGGGTACGGTCCTTTAAATCCAAACGAACCAAATAATAAATTTTGGCAAGCTAAAGCAGATATGTGGAAGCTTGATTCTGTAGAAGAAGCCAAAACATCACTTTGTGGTAATTGTGCCGCATTTGATATTACAACTAAAACATTAGATTGTATAGCTAAAGGAATAGGTGATGATGAGGGTACAGAAGATCCGTTTGATGTTATTGAAGCAGGTCAATTAGGATACTGCAGGTTTTTAAAATTTAAATGTGCCGCGGCTCGAACTTGTGATGCTTGGGTTGTAGGTGGTCCTATCACAGATGATAAAGCCGTATAAAGATTTAGAAATCACAGATCAATACATCATCAGAGAGTTCAACGAGAACATAGATCCGATTGAACTGCTTTGGCATCGCGATAATGAAGATCGTACAGTTGAAATAATAGGAGAAACAGATTGGAAAGTACAACTTGATAATCAACTTCCAACTTCTATGAATCAACCCATATTTATACCAAAACATGAGTGGCATCGCGTTATTAAAGGAACAGGTACACTTAAATTAAAAATACACAAATCGTGAAAGATACATTTGATTTAAGAAAATATTTATACAGTCAAGTTTTACTTGAAGAGATTCCTGGCCCACAAGCTGATGAAGCTGAATTAGATGCTTTAGATAAAGAAATTGCATCCGCATTTGCATCAGGTTTAAGCTCATTACAAGGTCAAGTTGCTGAAGTTAAAGAACAAATTGAAGAAGCAGACGATAAATTAGATGAAGCTATTGGTTCAATTTTAATTTCTCTTTTCTTATCTGCTCCTAAATTATTAGAAATAGTTGGTGGTATAGTAAATAAAGTTGCTGCTAAATTTTCTAAAGAAAAAGGTGAAGTACCTCCTGGCGAAGCTTTTATACACGCTGGTCATCACTTAGAAGAAAAATATTTAAGTGTTTTAAAGAAAATTATTAAAGTAACAGGTATTGCTAAAAAAGCAAATATTAAATCTGATAGTGAATTAGATGTAGCTGCTAGAGTATTATTATACACAGTATTAGGTGCTGCTGCTATTTCTGCAGGATTTGCTTCAGCTGAAGCAATCGGTAGTGCATTATCTGGAAAAGGTGTTAGTGCTGCTACATACGGGGCTGCTAAAGGAAGTTTAGCTGGATTAAAAGGAACAGAAATTGTTCAAGGTGTTAAAAAATTAATAGCTAAAGTATAAGATATGGCCTCATTTTACATGATAGCAGGATTTAATAAGAACCAAACCGGTTCTTTAGATACCTATTTTGACAATTTTTCATTTAATCAAAATTCACAAAATTACGCTTATTTAGGAATCCCTTCAGGTTCTTCAAGTCCAACATCATCATTTTTTACATGGCCTGTTGCAAGTAGAGCAAACTCTACTTTAAGAGATTCACAAATGTATACTCCCTTTCCAACAGGTACTGAAAGAGGAAAATTATACTGGGTAGAGAAAACAACTTATGCTAATGATGCTAGTATTCCTGATAAAGGAAAATTTGTAGAACTATTACTCCCAGAAGAAGCCGGATATTATATTGTTACACCTTCATTAAATGAACCTACATTACAAGCACTTGGAGTGCACATAGCACAATATTCATTTGTTGATGAGGATGATTTATTTGCAAATGGTTGGAAATCTCAAAGAGGAACACCAAGCGCTTCAAACCCATTAGCATCAGAAGCAAACTGGAATACATTAGTAAATGATCCTTCTTGGGCAGCACCACCGTTTAGTTTTTCATTACCTACACCAGGTGATAAAGCTAAAATAGTAGCTAATTTATTAGCTTATACTATTAACAGCCATACTATACAAACCGCTTTAGGATTACCAGTCGCTGATTTACTTAAAGGGGCTATTGTATTAGGAGGAAAAACAACATTATTCAGTAATAGTACTTATAAAGGACTTGTACCTTTAGTAGGGTAATAACTTATAGACGGATTCATAGCCCGTCGCTTTAATTTAAAAATTTTGACAGCTGTGGCGTCACCAAATTTGGAGACGCCACTTTTTTTATGTATATTTAATAGTTAACAATTTATAATATGAAGAAAATCGTAATTGTAGGAGCAGGAGTAGCAGGTGTAAACGCAGCAACAAAACTTGTTGATAATGGTTATCCTGGTAACATGATCACAATCATTGATATGGGTAAAGACCCATACAATCGCAAACCAGAAGAAGTAATGACTGGTTTCTTAGGAGCTGGTGGTTGGTCTGATGGTAAATTAACATACCATACAGCAATTGGAGGTCAATTATCTAAATATTGTGGTGAGGATAAAGCAATGGAATTGATGGATCAAGTTATCACCAATTTTAAGCGTTTCCATCCTAAACCAGAGGAGGTACAATGTTCAAATCCTGAAGCAGAACCAGATTTCATTAAACCATATTTCGGTTTGCGTTTGTTTCCTGTATGGCACGTAGGTACAGATTATCTATCTGAAATTGCTAAAAATTGGTATGATTATTTAGTTGAAAAAGGTGTACGATTTCATTGGGAAGCTAAAGTAACATCAATTTTATTTGATAAAAATATAGTATTTGTTAAAGAATTAAATCAATATCTTATTGAAAAACAAGGTTTCCCCGATTTTGAAGTTTCATATGATGAATTAATTTTTGCAGTAGGTAAATCAGGTATTGACTTTGCTCAAGAGCTAGCTAATCAATACGAGCTCCCAGACGAACCTAAATCAGTACAAATTGGAGTTCGATTTGAGGCACCACAAAAACACTTCCAGAAACTAATCGATGTTTCATACGACTTTAAGTTGTATCGTAAATTTGAAGATAAAGGTGTTTCGCTTCGCTCATTCTGTACAAACAACAATGCTGCTTATGTTGCTGTAGAAGAAACATATGGTGATCACAGCTACAATGGCCACGCTAAAAAAGACATGCGTTACCGAAACGATATGACTAATTTTGGTATCTTGATGGAAATCAATGGTATTGAAGATCCATTTGCTTGGTCACGTAAAGTAGTAAACGAATTGCAATATGCTGGTACTGGTTTATATTATAGTCCATCTCGTAAACCATCAACAACTTCAGAAGGTGAAAGAGTTAGCTCAGTTCAAATTGATAATTTAAGTGTTGTAAAACATGGAATGGGTGAATATTGGGATTATATTGAAGACTTTATCGAGGATATGAAAAAAGTATTCCCAACACTACAAGACGATTGGGGTGTTTATGTTCCTGAGGTAAAATATCTTTCACCAGAACCGCTTGTAAATTATAAAGATCTTAGTTTAACTAAATTTTCAAATGTACACTTTGTAGGTGATGCTCTATCAGCCCGAGGCATTACAGTATCAGGAGCACAAGCAATTTATGTTTGTGAATCTATACTTGGAGAATGGAAAAAACATGTGTATCTTCTAGATCAAGGAACAGGAGATTTATTTTAATATTATGGCAAACCACAAATACACCCCCTCTAGAAAACTTACTAAAGCTGATGGTACTATCGCTTATGTGTTTGACAACAAACTTCACAATTGGGAAGGTCCAGCATTGATCCCAGAAGGTGATAATCGTAAACGTGAATATTATCTTAATGGTATTCAACTTACAGAAGATGATTGGAGAGATGCTCGTAAAAATAGAGAAGGATTACCTTGGTATAAAAACCCTGGTATGAAAGGACAAACAAATAGATTTTAATTATGGGACACAAGTATCCACCACTACCTCGCAGAGGAGACGTTCATGAAAAAGCATGGGGTCATGAACTATGGATTGTGAATGATGATGAGTATTGTGGTAAACTACTTGTATTTGAAAAAGGTAAAAAATTCTCAATGCATTATCATTTGATTAAAAAAGAATCATGGTATGTAGCTGAAGGAGAATTTGAATATGGTTGGATTAATACAGAAACAGCTTCTCACGAGTCAACTGTGATTCGTCAAGGAGATGTTGTAGATTTAGAACGTGGACAACCTCATCAATTGAGAGCACTTACACAAGGTGCTACAATTTTTGAGGTGTCTACAAAACATTACGAAGAAGATAGTTATAGAGTACTACCAGGATCATCACAATTATGAAAATAGGTTTTTGCGGCACAATGTCAGTAGGTAAAACAACGCTTGTTAATGCGTTGCAGGAATTACCTGAATTTAAAAATTATCAGTTTAGAACTGAGCGTTCAAAGTATTTGATGGAATTAGGTATTCCATTAAACACAGATTCAACAATTAAAGGTCAAGTTGTATTTTTGGCTGAGCGAGCTAGTGAGTTAATGTGTGAAAATATCATTACAGATCGTACTGTAATTGATGTTATGGCGTTTACTAAAGCAGCTAAATCAATTGATCATCATGAGGCAGAGGATTTTGTTCATTTAGCAACACGTTTACTCCCAGAATATGATCATATTTTTTATGTTTCTCCTGAAGGAGTTGATATAGAAGATAATGGTGTTCGTGAAACTGATACGGAATATCGTGAATTAATTGATTTTATCATTCAGAATATAATCAAACGTTATAAGTATAAATTTAAAAATTATACAGTTATTAAAGGTTCTACAGAGGAACGTATTGCACAGGTGAAATCTGCACTTTCTCTGTAATATTTATAACAAAACCTTTACAATGAAAAAATCTGAAGCTAAAGAATACATCAAAGAACTTATTGTAGCTGAATTAATAGAAGTTGATGCTGATAAAACTCGTGGTACAGTAGTAATGCCTAAAGCATCAAACCCACAAGACGTTAAAAAATTAACAGCTCAAGGTATTGATGTTGAATTAAAAGAAGAAGAAGAGGATGTAGAACCAACAGCATCTGATATTGCGGCTAATGCTTCAATTGCTAAATTACAATCCAAATACGGTGAAGTAGTTAAGCAAATGAAATCAATTGTAAACAAATACAAATCAGCTGAAGGTACTGAAAAACAAAAATATGTTGATCAATTAAAGGGTTTAACTAAGCTTAAAAAAGAATTAGAAGCTATGATTAATCCTTCATTGGACGACGAAGACGAAGGATAATGAAATATATTTATCAAATTCTTAGTTATGCTGTGGTAATAATCATTACGATTATTATTGTTAATAATCTAAAATTTGCAGGTAATATTGATGCTAAAAATAAAATCGAAGCATTAAATGCACAGATCGATTCTTTACAATCTCATGTAGATTCTAACAACGTTAAAATTGCCCAATTAGATTCAGTAGCTACTTTGTATAAAAATAAAGTAGCCGAAGATAAAGAAAAATTGTCAGGTTTAAAAGCAAAAGCTGACTTATACAAAAACAAATATAATGAAGAACATAATCGTATTACTAAGCTTTCTAATGCTGCCCTTGTTAGCGAGTTCACAGACTCTTTCGATTGATAGTACTTGCTGTGTACCTTGTAAGACATTAAAAAAGGCATTAATTGTAAAAAGCGAACGTGACTTCTTAAAAAATCAAATTGGAGTTGCTCGCGATTCTATTAGTATTTTAACCAGTGTTGTTGTTAACCAAGATTCTGTTATAAAAAATCAAGATTCTTCTATTTCATTATATAAGAAAAACGAAGAAAATTACAATTCTATCATAACAAAGAAAGATGGAATTATAGAATTAAAAGACGAACAGATTAAACAACAAAAAGCAAAAACAAAAATTGCTTGGATTGTTACAGGTTTAAATACTGTTGCTTTTATTCTAGTATTGTTATGAGCCAACCAGATTTAAGACAAATAATTAGAGAAGAGTATTTAAAGTGTGCCCAAGATCCGGCTCACTTTATGAAAAAATACTGCCACATTCAACACCCACAACGTGGCCGAGTATTATTCAATCTATACCCATTCCAAGAAAAGACATTACGTTTATTTAGAGATAACCCATACTCAATTGTATTAAAATCTCGCCAGTTAGGTATCTCAACATTAGCCGCAGGTTATTCTCTATGGTTAATGTTATTTCATAAAGATAAAAACGTACTTTGTATTGCAACTAAACAAGAAACTGCTCGTAACATGGTTACGAAGGTTAAGTTTATGTTTGATAACCTACCTTCCTGGCTAAAAATACAAGCAGAAGAAAATAACAAATTATCACTACGATTAAGTAACGGATCACAAATTAAAGCCACCTCAGCAAGTAGTGATGCTGGTCGATCAGAAGCAGTATCTTTGCTGATAGTCGATGAGGCAGCTTTCATTGAACAAATTGGAGAAATATGGGCATCAGCACAACAAACACTAGCAACGGGTGGTGGAGCAATAGTACTTTCAACACCGTATGGAACTGGAAACTGGTTCCACAAGACATGGGTGTCAGCGGAGTCAGCAGAGAACGACTTTTTACCTATCAAGTTACCTTGGTACGTACACCCTGAAAGAGATGAATCTTGGAGAAAACGTCAAGATGAATTACTTGGTGATCCTAGATTAGCCGCCCAAGAATGTGACTGTGATTTTAGTACATCAGGTGATGTAGTATTTTATCCTGAATGGGTAGAATTTTTAAAAGAAACAACAGTTAAAGACCCCGTAGAGCGAAGAGGTGCTGACCAAAATTTATGGATATGGGAACCTGCAGACTATACACGTGAGTATATAGTAGTAGCAGACGTAGCCAGAGGTGATGGTAAAGACTCTTCCGCTTGTCACGTAATTGATATCGCAACTAATTCACAAGTTGCTGAGTATCGAGGACAGCTTCCACCTAAAGAATATGGTTATTTCTTAGTTGGTTTAGCTTCCGAATATAATAACGCAATGTTAGTAGTAGAAAATGCCTCAATTGGTTGGGCAACATTAGATGCTATCATTGAAAGAAATTACCGTAACCTTTATCATTCACCAAAATCAGATCAATTAACAGCTGAATCATATTTACGAGTATTCGAAGGCAATTCAGATATGACTCCTGGATTTACAATGTCATTAAGAACAAGACCTTTAGTAGTAAACAAATTTAGAGAATATGTTGGCGATCGCTCCGTAACAATTCGTTCAAAACGATTGTTAGAGGAAATGAAAGTATTTGTATGGAAAAATGGTAGACCAGAAGCACAATCAGGTTATAATGATGATTTGGTGATGGCTTTTGGTATAGCAATGTTCTTAAGAGATACTTCACTAAAATTCCAGCAAATGTCTCATGATATGACTCGAGCTACACTTGGAAATATGAGTAAATCTAATTATATTGGTGGATATAATAGCAACCAAGTTCAAAATCCATATCAAATTAAAACAGAAGGTGGATTTGAGGACATTAAATGGTTATTGTAATATTTATAGTATATAATAAAATATAAAAATGGCAGATACTAGTTTATTCACTCGATTACAACGACTGTTTTCAACAGACGTTATTATAAGAAACGCGGGTGGCAACGAATTAAAAGTAATGGACGTGGATTCAATCCAACGTTCTGGTGATGTAGCCACAAATTCTTTAGTAGATAGATATAATAGATTATATTCGCCTTCTACCACCTCACTTTTAGGTGCTCAAATCAATATAAACTGGCAATATCTTCGTACCATGGTCTATTCAGACTACGATAACATGGATTATGATGCAATTGTTGCTTCTGCTCTTGATATTATTGCTGATGAGTGTACGTTGAAAAACGATATGGGCGAAGTCCTTCAAATCAGATCAAATAACGAAGACGTTCAACAAATTCTATACAACTTGTTTTATGATGTGTTGAACGTTGAATTTAACTTGAACTGGTGGATTCGCCAAATGTGTAAATACGGTGATTTCTTCTTAAAAATGGAAATTGCTGAAAAGTATGGTGTATATAATGTTATTCCTTATACTGCTTATCATATTGAGCGTCAAGAAAACTACGATAAAGAACATCCAAACGCAGTAAGATTTAAATATTCACCTGAAGGTATTTTTGCAGGTGGTTCTGGTTACTATGGTTCACCTAATTTAGGAACATTTGATAACCAACCAGGTATCTATTTTGATAACTACGAAATGGCTCACTTTAGATTGTTAACAGATGCTAACTATCTTCCATATGGCCGTTCATATCTTGAACCAGCTCGTCGTATCTTCAAACAGTATGTGTTAATGGAAGATGCTATGTTGATTCACAGAATTTCACGTAGCCCAGACCGTCGTATATTCTATATTAACGTAGGTTCAATTCCACCAAACGAGGTAGAAAACTTCATGCAGAAAACTATTTCTACAATGAAACGTACTCCGTTGATGGATAGCAATACTGGTGAGTACAACTTAAAATACAATATGCAAAACTTACTTGAGGATTTCTACATCCCAGTAAGAGGTAATGATACAGCAACTAAGATTGATACTACTCCTGGTTTACAGTACGATGGTATTCAAGACGTTACTTACCTAAGAGATAAATTATTCGCAGCCCTTAAGGTACCTAAGGCGTTTATGGGTTACGAAAAAGATTTAACTGGTAAAGCAACATTAGCTGCTGAGGATATTAGATTTGCTCGTACAATTGATAAAATTCAACGTATTGTACTTTCAGAACTGTATAAAATTGCTCTTGTACACTTGTACTCACAAGGTTATACTGGAGAAGAGTTAACAAACTTTGAATTAGATTTAACAACTCCTTCTATTATCTATGATCAGGAAAAAATTGCGTTGTTAACTCAAAAAGTAGATTTAGCTCAAAAGATTCTTGAATCTAAAATCTTACCATCAGATTGGATTTATGATAATATTTTCCATTTGTCTCAAGATCAATATGATGAATACAGAGACTTGTTAGCTGAAGACCAAAAACGTGCCTTTAGATTTAACCAAATTGCTGAGGAAGGTAACGATCCTAAAGTAACAGGTAAATCATATGGTACACCACACGATTTAGCTTCACTTTACGGTAAAGGAAGAATGTATTCCGAACCAGATAACGTACCTGTAGGATACGGAGATGATGTTAAAATGGGTCGTCCTGAAGAAAACCCAACTGATCGCAATACACAAGATGATAATTTTGGTAAAGACAGATTAGGCGCTAAAGGTATGAAAAAAGATGACAATGAATCAGATTCAATCAAAC